CTGGGATGAGAACGCACAGAAACGGGGAGAGGATAAGCCGAAAAAGGTCAATGACCACGCGATGGATAGTTTACGCTATTTATTACAAGAATATGCTGGTATGAACCGGTCCGAGATATCCAGACCGTCACCAGGTATGGCTCATGTTCCCCGTGGTATCAGGTCAAGCCGTAGCAGACGCCCGGGTCCTGCCGGGTTCTGATACTTTCAAACTACTTATTTTATACGTTCAACATACAGATAATAAGTATTATATACTTATAAAATAAACTATAGTATGTAACACCTGCAAAGGAGAGATGAGAAACATGGCAGAAATGACGTGGCAAGAAGCGGTTGAAACCCTGAAAGACCTCCTGAATAATCCTGGTGAAGTGTTAATTTCAGACGGTGCAGAAAACTGGGAGATTGATAGCCTGATTGAACACCTCAAATACAACAACGATGAAGATGAAATCGTTGATGTTGCAGTAAATGAAGAGTCAATCACCATTATCAAACCGGATGGATACCTTGAATCAGTTCCCTTCTACAAGGTAGTGAAAAAGGATATTCTCTAATTTTTCAGGTGGTTGAGATGGTCAAAACAGAGTCCGATATTGCAGAAGAAATAATTCAGGTAATTTGTAATGTTGAATCGTTTGAAGATGCACGGGAATTCATACGGATATATATCCAATCAATGCAGAAAGCCCGCGAATCCATCAGAGACGATGTACCGGGATTAAACAGATTTGACGAAAACAAAATCCTCCGGTTAATTGGAGAAATTGATAAACGGTTTGAATAATGGTCCCAAGAAAATCCCATGTTGGAACCCCGTGTATATTTTGCGGAGAACCAACTGTTTTCGGGTCATTACAGAAATATACCGGTGGGTTCTTCCGGCAGACATTCATCTGTCATGCCTGTGGACGCCAGTATGTAGACGGTCCTGCATGCTTGTAGTCGTTCGTTCACCGTGGGTGGCAAACTGAATAAACATAGGAAATATGATGGAGAGGAATAAATGATAACAATAACAGTTGAATCCAGTAATGGCAACAGATATACCAAAACGTTCCAGGCAGACTCATTCCAGGTCTGTGATGACAAGACCGGAAGTAGACAGGGAACGGCAGGTGGTATCTATCTACCGAAAACAAGTATCGGGAAGCCCGTTGTTGCTATTGTGCTGGACGGGGAATGACTGAACTTATCGGAAATTCCGAATAGTTCAAACATTTTTTGTTCATGTGGTATTCTCATGCGAGGATACCAATTCAATTCCGGTTAAAATTTAACAGAATACTTAAAGTCGTTCAACAATATACGACAGTTTTAAATATAGACATCGAATATTACGGTATGGCATCACTCACGGTTCCGTCCCGGTCAGGAACCAGATACATCAGCAATATCAAGAATTTTGCGAAGAACGCAATCACGTTGGATACTCTATACAAATTCTCGCGGACTGCTTACGGCAAAGGGCTGTTCATAAAATTCTCTGCAATGGTCTTTTCCAAACAGCCGACCCTGGCAGTATATGACCCGAATAACGATGTGGATGAGAAAACCCAATTAATTCTCTCAAACCTGCTCAAGAGTCCGAAGTTTTCTTTATTGACTGCCGGGCAGTTCCGGTTATACGACAAATTTTTTTACGGGCCGACCATATTTAACCCGATATGGGAAAAGAACGAGTTCGGGATAATTGCACCGAAGGAATTGGTCAGACTCCCTCCTCATTCATTCGCAAAACAACCGTCAGGCCGGGAAAAATATACTGAATACCTGCCTGGAATAACCCTCGGACCAGATGGAGAAACTATCGAATGCTGGCAGACCGTGGGGTCAAACAAAGCCAAACTCCTGAACCCTGATGATATCATCATATGTCAGTCACCTATTGTGGATGGTCTGGTTGAAACACCGCTCATTGAACCTATCATCCCGTTTATTGATATGCTGATATACGGCTGGGAAACGAACGTGCAGGTGATGAAGCGTGGTGCCGCACCTATCCTGTTCATCAAAATTACAAACCCGGCTCCCGCGTGCGAAGCGAATGATTTCGTATCAGATGAGGATTATGCAAACATGATTCTCGAAAACTGGGACAAAGATACCGCGTTCTCTCTCCGGTCAAACATGGAGATTATCGAATACAAATATGAGAACACCATTAACCTGGAAATTATCGAAGCCCTGTATCAGCATATCATTTACACACTGAACCCGGCCAGCTTCTTTGACGATGACTCCACAAGACTCGGCGGGTCAGATAAAGGAAAAATTGAGCTCATGGCTGCATTTATCGGAGGTATTCAGGCAGAGATAGAACAGCAGCTCAGTGATATCATCAACCCGTTTTTCCTCTATAATTCATACGCACCAGGATACCGTGCTGAAGTGAGAATTCCCAGGATGAATGCCGGTTCCCGGGAACTTGACCTGAAAGAAGCAGAACTCGGAGCAGTTCACGGGTTCTTGACTCCGAACGAGTGCCGGGAACGTGTAGGAGCTGAGGGACTGGATGAAGAGTCATTCAAGCAGATGGTCAGTGAGTGGAGTCTCTTGAAACCTGCCACCGGTTCAACCCAGGTATCCACGGCTGCAAAGACAGCATTCCCTGATGTTGTACTGAGGAAAGACGTTCCTGATGCTGATGACCTGGCAGAGGAACTGGAAACAGACCTGCATCAGATGATAGATGAGGCAACCAGGGATATCATCAGCACAATGAGGAAAGCCCGGTCATGAGTGATCTTGATATCGCAACCGAACTGGCAATATCAGGTATTCTGTCAGAACTGGTTGACCGGATGAAAGAACGGATATCAGAAACCGTTGCACAGTCTGCGTTCTATGGCATTATCCATGCACAGCGGGAACTGAAATTACCTATCAACCCTATTGCAGCCAAACAACCCGCTCTTACCTATGCACAGAGGTATCAGGATGAACTGAACCGGGGCGGGACCACTATTAACGGAGAGTTCGTCGACTGGTTTGAAAAGTATTCTCCAAAAGAGAATGCAGATGCTATCGCTGATATCATCACCAGGGGCATGAGAGAAGGGAAACCATTAGGGAGATGGGAATACAGGGGGATGGATGGAATATACCCGTCTGATACCGTTGCTGATGATATCATGAAATATATGGGACAGCAGTATAAGTCCGGGGCTTCACGTATTGCACGAACTGAGGTTGTCAGAACATTGAACGAAAACTCATTGGACCGGTACAAGGCGTCACAGGTCACTCATGTCATGGTCAGGGATGGATGCGGGTGTGCCGTTTGTGCAGAGATAAACGGGTCCATATGGACTATAGAAGAGTCGTATCACAGGACGACTGAGCATCCAAATTGCAGGAGAAGTTTCACCCCAATATTACCTGGCTATCCATTACCGGAACAGATGGCCGCGTCACCCATGCCGGAAGATGACCCCGGCAGCAGTTATTACCAGGAGGATTAATGCCGAAAGGACAGCCACTTGACCCACAAACCAAAGCAACTATCCGAAGAATGTATGAAACCTGTTCCAAGAATAGTATCGCGAAAAAACTTGGAATAAGCCGGATAACTGTTATCAGAGTGTTGAAAAACGAATAACCATTTTGTTGATGATAACAAAATGGTTCCTATTTTTGATGAGGTCCGAATGCTGATATCTCTTTCATGATATCGTTCAGACATTCCAGGCATTCGGAATAACTGAATACATCACCCATTATTGCGACTTTATACCGGATGTAATCGAGAACATCTGCCGGGTGAATGAGAACGACATCATCAACAATGGAATAGGTGAACCAATCCTCGAACTTTCCTTCCCTGTATCGGTATTGGTAGATTTCAGTCATCGTTTCACTCGTCTCCTACTCGAACGCCACCGGTTGAATCTGGTTTTCGGTATGCTCTTGCATTCGGATGATGACACCTGAATACAGTCAGGCATTCCCAATGTGGATTCTCCCGGTCAATGTTCTGCCATACACCGTCGTGTCTCCGGTGATATTCGCAGCCTTTCACATCACAGGTTTTAACCATGTTTCGCACCATCGTCAGGCAGTTCTTTTAGAATAATGGTTACACTCTTTCCCACCCATTCACGGGGGAGATATATTCTTCCACAGTTTGGACCAGGACCCACGGTTTTATGTTTCATTTCAAACCCCGTGACAGAAAAAATTTGCATGTCCATGTTCAACAATATTAATTAGTTCTTAATTAATTTATAGTTATTTAGTAAGACAGTTACTAATATTCCGTTTAACATAATAACCCAGATATGGCAGAAACGGGTGAACCGGAGTATGAGGTGCTGTCTAACTGCACTCTGCTCATGTTGAACCGGTGGGTCAGTTGTCAGACCGGCACCTGGTATTACCCGGCAGATGTGTTTTCAAAATCCGTGGACATCTGGAATGGAACCCCTATCGTATTCGGGCAGGTTCACCCGGACCCGAAACTGTTCAAAGCCGACCCTGAAGCAGCTCTGAAGGAAGTCGGTGGAGAGATTATCGGATATATTTCAGATTCCCGGGTTGTCATCGAAGGACATCCCCGGCACGTTGCAACAATGAACATTGACCGGGTGAAGGGAAAGAAAGCCCTTGACCTGTATCATGTAGGGCGGTTTGGAATATCCGGGGCTGAATTTTTCTCACAATCTGAAGGGGTCATTACTGAGATCACCGAAGCTTCCCACGTATTAGTCTTTGAAGAGGATGGATGGACAATGCCCGCTGATTTGGGTGCTGTTGCAGCAAAGACATCTAACCAGTTTGGATTCTCGAACACTCCTGCCGTGAAAACAGCAGTAAAGACAGCCGATGACCTTGAACCATTATTCAACCGGTTCTTTGACCGGGTTAAGGGATTATTCTCTGGTTCCAGCGAGGTTCAGGCAGCGATGAAAGAACATAAACAGGAAACGTCTAAAATGAGTGAAACATCACAACCAGACTCCCAGGTTGCTGTTCTGAACCAGCAAATAGGAGTTCTGAACGAGGAAAAGGCCAAACTTCAGGCCCAGTATGAACAGCTCAATGCTGAATATACTGCTCTGAAGGAACAGGCCGAAAAAACTACCGCGAAACTTGAGGAACTCTCTGCAAAGTTAGCGGAACAGGAAACCGCACAGAAAGAGGCAGCGTTCGCCGCATTTCTTGAGAAGCACGTCCCAATCGGGGAAAAGACTTCTGAAGAACAGATTGCAGGGCTGAAAACTGCATTCTTTGAGAGAGACCCGGCGCTCTTTGACAAGGTGGCCGAATGGAAGGAGAACTCCATGAAAGCATCTGCAAAGACTGGAGTAAAATATGCCGTCAAAACCGGAGAAGAGAGACCTGTCAGACGATATGGCGACCTTTTCCACAGGGGGGGTTGAAGTAAATGGCAGTATCAAACGCAATAGTCCAGGGTGGAAATGTCCCAATAATTGACCTTTCATGTAAGATTGAGACCGCCACCAACATGTACCCGGGCCGTCTGGTGAAGAAGGGGACCGGAGACCATGATATCATTGTAGCAACCGCAGGGTCTAACCCGGCCGGATGGCTCGGATACGAACAGGCTGCACCGTCAGAACGACCTGCAACGATGACCACCGCCTATGCAGCCGGTGACGTTCCACCGGTTCTGAAAGGTGGTGGATTCATTATTCTGGCAACCCTGTCCGCGTCACAGAATGTCGCAAAGGACGATGCTCTGGTTGCAGATGCAGACGGTCGGGTCAAGAAAGCGAGTGCTCTTGAAATTGTTTCAGGTTCGACCAATGTCACTTCCACAGCCGCAAACGGGACGACCATCATCAGCGGTTCAGCAGGAACCGAACGGATTGTCGGATATGCAGAGGAGTCAGTCACAACTACCAGTTCGACTGCCACCATCAAAGTCAGGAGTGTAATCTAAAATGGCTGATTCACAGTATACCCAGGCAGAACTTGACCGAGCAATGGAATACCTGGATGCAAAACTCTATGAGACCCTTGCTCCCAAGATGCTCGGACGTCAGATTGTCGCACAGGACCCGGATTGTGTCGGGGATGGAATATTCCGGGCACGGGTGCAGAAACTCATCGAAATGGGTGATGCAATCGTCTCTTACAACTTCCCACGGGAAGGAGAGGCGCGGGACCGTGTTGAGGTTCGCAGTCGTGAAGTAGACCTCCCGGTACTGAGCAAACCGTATATCATTGAAAGACAGGAGATGGAAGCGTTTCTCCGGCAGGGAACCAACCTTGAGGCCGCATCCGCACGGTCAGCAGGGAGGGCCATCACCAGACTTGAGAACCAGATGATTCTTCAGGGATGGAAGCCGGACGGGACCAACTACGAGGTAAAGGGTCTGTATCAGGCAGCAGCACAGACTGTAGCCGATCCATTTGATTTCGGAACATATGGTAATGCAGATAAGGCTGTCAATGCAGCGATCGCAAAACTCGAATCCAACAACGTAGAAGCATCTGCGTACCATCTCATATGTAATCCGACCCAGATGGCTGAGCTTCGTATCTCCCGCAACCCCACCAGTGGAGCAAAGGAGATGCCGGAAGTTCTCGAATCTCTGAACAATGGGAAGGAGAACGGCCCGGGTACAATATTCAGAACTGATATTCTGGCCCCAGGGACCGCTATGGTTGTTCCATACGACCCAACGATGGAGTATTTCAGACTCCTGAACCCGCTGGAACTGACCACTGAACTTGGACAGGATTCGAAGGCACCAAAGAGCAGCCCTGTATACGGAAACGTGTATGAAGTGTTATATATCGATATCATTGATGAGAATGCAATCTGCAAACTGACCGGAGTATAACCATGAAGGTTGTTATTCAGTTCGGACAGGTGCATCAGGGCGAACAGACCTGGAATAAGGGCGATATCATGGATGTGTCCGAAGACCTTGCGTTTAAGCTGGGAGAACAGGTAAAACCTTATATCGAACCCATTCCAGAACCTGTCAAGGAAGCACCGGTTCAGACCTACGGGAAACCGCAGTCTGGAAAGAAACCGGTAGAAAAGGAGGAATAAATAAATGGTGGTCACAGCAGATACGATTCGTTTGATATCCCAGGGAGAATACTCCATCGGGACTTCTGGAACTATTTCAGAAGCAGACTTTTCCACGTTTTTGCTGTGGGCCGCCAACCAGTTTTCCATTGATAACCCGGGCAATGCCACGGATGCAATTTCTGATATGGCTATTGGACTTCTCGTCTGTCATTACATTGACCGAACAAAGAACGACCAGCATATCACGTCAGAAAATGCAGGAGACGGGAGTACCGGGTTTGATTCAAGCGGGTCAAACTGGATGAAATCATACAAGGAGATAATCTCATCCCTGAAGGCAAAGGCAGCAGAACTCCGGGCCAATCCGGGTTTAACGGTGAAACAACCATCATCAGGAGTGACTCGCAAAGATGCGGGAAGTTCGGGTATCGGTATGGCACCATCTTCTCTATCTGGTTAAAACCATGGCACGAAGAGCTTCGTTCTGTCATCTCTGTGATATAACGACCCCCGGTGGGATTACTGGATACATCAATGGCCGTCCTCAATACGGGTCCGTGACTGTAACCAATATTCCGTGCCGGTTCTATGCTCTGAAAGGTCCCGTTCAGGACACTGAATCAGGAAATCATATAATATCCCAATTACGTTTGAGGGTTGCCCTGAACACCAGTATTCAGAACGGGAGCACGGTTACAGGGAAATCACCAGGATATATGAAGAACTATACCGTGGACGGACTTCCTGAAGTTGTTTACGGGAACTCTCATCCGAAATGGATAGAGTGTTCACTGAAGGCGGTGGATTTGTGACCGTTCAGGGATTGGACCGGGTTCTTGCCAAGATTGAACGGCTGAAGAACATCAATCAGGAACTGGTGCCCGTTGTGGATAAATCACTGACGTATCTCGAAGGATTATGCAAAGATAACGCATCAGGACCACGACCCGGACATATCGACAAAGTGACCGCAAACCTGGTCGGGGGGATTCAATCAACCGGCGCCAGGTTGGAAGGAGATTCGATAGTCGGTGAAGTGGAATCCGCTGCATTGTATTCTCGTATCCACGAGTATGGAGGAGTGATATCCGCGAAGAATGCTCCAATGCTGAAATGGCAGACACCGGACGGACAATGGCATCAGGCACGATCTGTCACCATTCCGGCCCGTCCGTTCATGGCACCGTCTCTGATTGAAGGGAGGGACCCGATTCTGAAGAACATACAGGAATTCGTATCAGAGGTTATCCGATGACCACGGACGTAATCAGACAGATTCTGTTGAATGACCCTGATGTTTTCGCGTCCATCGGGTTTACATACGGAACTCCTGCAACAAAGGAAATCAGATGTTTCAGGTCGGACTTTCCAAACGGGACCGCAATTCCCTGTCTTACTTATCATGACATCGGGGGGATATATCCGAACCCGGTAGGCCGTTCAATTTCCTTTCAGGTCACATCATGGACGCAGGATGAGATATCCTGCAAAACCCTGGCGGACAAAGTCGAAAAGGCACTGACCGGGTTTTGTGGGAATGTTGGCGGGATATTCGTCGATGGGATTGAGCCTATCGCGTTCTCGGATTCATACCGGGAAGCCGCCACAAATCTCTGGTATAGTTATCGAAAATTCAGTATGCTCTATGGAGTAACGTAATATGGCATTAACACACAACCTTCAGCAGGAGCCAGACAGCATCTATTTCGGAAACTGTCTGCTTTTTGCAGGAAGATATACCGGGGCGCCATCGGATTTTTCATCTTCGAATCTGATAAACCTCGGTCTGAAGCGTTCCGTTGAATACGAACCGATTACTGAGACCATTCAGCCGGAATTTGATGATGGTGAGTTTAACGACATCATCGATACGGAACAGGCACGGTTATCGGTTGAACTGACTGAACTGGTTGCAGAGAAACTCGCTCTACTTTCCGGCGGTACTCAGTTTGTCAAATACATTCTTGGAACCCCGGTTGTTATGAGCACCGCGTATGACACCATCACGATGTCATCAACTAAACCGGCCAGACTCTCAAACCGCAGTTATTCAACATCTGCACCCGTTCAGGTCACATCTATCACTGTGAAGGAGGATACGGATGATGACCCTAAAACCTATGTCGCTGATACTGATTATATCATCTCCGGCCCGGACCTGATGGGATATACCACCATCACCAGGAAGAGCACATCTACCAGCATTGTAGAGGGTCAGAAGGTCCGTGTTGCATATACCTATACTCCGGCAAAGATCATTTCTCTCCGGCGTGGTGGTGCAACTGAGATTCAGCCCATCGTTCTCCGTGTCATCCACGTTAAGCGGATTGATTCAAACAACCTTATCTATGGTCTGAAACTTGACCTGGTGAAAGCGTATTTCAACAAGATAAGCCGTGTCGCGTTCACTTCCGATAAGGAGAAGAGGCGGTCATGGGGTATTCCGTATGAATTCATCGGGAAACTGGATAATTCCAGAGCTCTTGCAGACGGTCAGGTTGATATGATTGATACCCTTCGTGGTGTTACTTTAACCGACCTGAACATGCAGGGAATGGCAGACCTTGACCTCGCAATTCTGAAGAACGCAGCTGTTACGGTATAATCATGGATGCCGTTGAGAATTATGGTTCTATCCGGGGAAATACCCGGACGTTCCATATTAACGATGAAACTTTTTCAGTGAAGAAAATACCCGCGAAAATCCTGATGGATTTCCTGGCATGGAGAATAGAAAGTTCCCGTCCGATTATGCCAAAAGACCCGGAAAAGGTTGATGAAAACATCGAATACCGAACAGACACCAGAAACGAATTTGAATTCCTGCTGGATTCCTGTGCTGAAACTCTAAACTCATCCCGCACGCAGGACCAGAAAAACCGGTTTGAAGTCACCGTTGAATGGCTTTTGGAAAATGTATCCGCCGATATGCTGGATAAACTCGTCTATGCTGTGATGGACCCTTTTTTAAGCCGCCTCGAAGAAAAACAAGCAGAGGCAAGCCAGAAACTGGTCAAGACACAGAAAACGATACTGGAACCGACAATCAGGGAGATAGTGAGACAGGAGATGGAAACAATGATGACCCAGAAGAAACCCTCTCCTACCTCTGCAAAGCAGTCCGCGAATTAGCTCATCTGAACGGCTGGACATTGGAATACTGTCTGGATTTGACCGTGGATAACCTGGTCGAATGCTGGATTGTGGCAACCAGACAGAAACTGAAATATGCTCTGATTCCTCTTGGTATCAATATCGACGAGGAGGAGCAGAAACCGAAGAAGGAACGTGGCCCGGAACCGGATAAGATGGCTCTTGCCCGGTATGGGATAGACTACGATTCTATCTGACCTCTTTTTTTGTTCTTAACATGTTAAGAAGTTGTTAAGAAGTGGGATAATAAGTATCATATACTTATAGGTATAACTATAGTATGTAACAAGTGAGATGAGAAAGATGTGGAATGAAACCGATGCAGAAATTATTGTGAGAGACCTGGTCAGATTAAACCGGTTATTAAACGAGTCACATGAACTCTTTGGAGAGTTTGTTGATGAGTTCATTGAAGATAACCGGAACAACGAATGGACAGATGAAGAGATTGTGCAGGGTCTTATCCAGTGTATGAACGGAAAGAGAGACATTGTTCCAAGAGGGTGAATACAATGACAAACGTTCTTTTTAAGATAATGAATGAACACTTTGAAGCCATTGAGCGGGAACAGTCCTATGAAGATGATGAATGGGTATATCATTGCTTAAGAGATTGGGGATGCAGTTCAGAAGAGATAGACCGGTTATGCAGACCGGAGAACAGAGCAGAGTGTGACAGAATACTCCGAAACGGAGTATAACTTTTTGGAGATGATGAAGATGTTTGAATGTGAATGCTGCGAAGAACTATACTCGGATGACCGGATGATGAGTTCTGAAAAGAATATCTGCGTTCATTGTTGGGAAATATTGGAAGGTGATGAAAGAACCCTGTATCCAACAATGGAAGATGAAGCGGATATGATTTCTTCTTTTTAACCTATTATTATTATTATACTGTACTATATGTACAGTACTGTACATAATGTATAGTGCTTATTCAGTATAGAGATATATCGTGTACTTCGTGAGCAAGCATATGTACATATGTATGTACATATCCTTCATTTTTTAATTCACTGGAATTCCAGTTATTATAGATTCATTCTGTAATACAGTGATAAACAGAATTATATATTATCTAATACAAATATGTTATTCAATGGTGGTAAAAGACCCATTAACAACTATTAACGTGAAAACATCCACCAGAGATGCGTTATATCATCTGAAGGGTCCATCAAAGACATACGACCAAATTATCGTGGAGTTATTAGAGATAGCAGAAAAAAAGGGATTTACAAATGAAACGCACTAACCATGATATATCTGAACTGAAACTTGATATAATTAATGCCACAGGAATAAACCCTGGGAAAAAGGTTCTCATTAAAAACGGGGTTCCGCATGTGTATTGGTTGGATTTATACCGGGAACTCGGATTATCACAACAACATGCAGCGAAACTTATATCAAAACTTACAGAGGCGAAACACTTCATTCACTTGACCCGTTTACAGATTCGGGACATTTTAGATAGTAACAACGAACCATTGTTACCCAAAGTTGTTGCATATTATTTCATTAACCCGGAAGGGTGGAATCGGATAATTACTGAAATTGAAACCGATTCAATGATAAACAGGGATGCCGCAAAATACATTGATGAAGTGAAAGATCAGATGGCTTCTGTATTCGCCCGGTATCAAAACGGGGAAGTCATTTCAAAGAGTTCAGATAATGTTCCACGGTTGCCACCTCTATCTGATGCATTAAAAGAAGAGATGGCCCGTGCTGATGCAATGACTATTATCGGGGTTGATAGGTGTATGGCTGCATCTGTCTGTATGTCAAAGCTAGAGGACCTGTATAATGAGGATCTATCTTATCTCAGGAACCTGGTGCCAAGGCAGTTATCAGAAGACATTCCACATCTCACGGCAACCCAGATAGGGAAGGAGTTTTCTTTATCTCCACAATCAGTAAATAAAATCCTTGAAAGGGGGGATATCAATTCCACACAGTCCGAATGAAAAAGACCGGCAAGCGGGAAATCGTATGGAACCTTGAAGATAAGGGGAAACCATTCGGGGAAATTCACATTGAACGACACGGGGGAAAGGAAATATACACTATTCTTTGGAGGCGTTCGATATTGGAAGAAATGAAACGAATGCTCTTTCATGGAGGTCAGAATACTCTGGAAGGGGTTCTGGCATAAATCAAAACATTTTTCGATAAACAAAAACAAAGGTGAAAATAATGGTAAAACTATTTGACGACGAAGCAAAAGACAAGAAATGGAAAGATAGAATACTGCTCGGATTCTTTATTCTCGTTGCCATCGGGTTCTGGTTATTCACTCTCCCGCCATCACCAGCTCAGGAAAGCATCAACAAATACCAGGGGATGAGCAAGTCGGAACTTCAGAGCCAGGCAGACTTCATGTTTGACATGACTTATATTGCCAGGAACCCGGACTCACGTATAGGCGACCTGATATCATTTAATGGAAAGGTCTTACAGGTTCAGCAGAGCGGGAATGATTATGTTCTCCGGGTCTCTGCCGGGAGCGGGATAGGAGAAGGAAAGCAGGACGTATGGGTGGAATACAAATCAACTGGGTCACGACCACTTGAGGGTGATTATGCAAGTGTTCTCGGAGTATTCACCGGAATGAAAACCTATACAACGGTATTAGGTGCCGCAAAAACGATTCCGGCAGTAAAAGCATTCTATATTTAACCCTCTTTTTTATTGATTTGTTACCATCAACAAATCATAAAACATAATTAAACGATAAAATACCAAAACAACCCCCGTTCTGACATAAGACACTAATATTGTTAAACGCCATATAACACTTCCATGAGTGAAGATAGGCTCAAGATTCTTCTTGAAGTCGGACTTGGAAGTGGAATCGGGGAGCTTCAGAAACTAGAAACTTCACTCAAGAACATTGATACCTATTCTACATCAGCTCAGGCCGGATTAAAGAAAATAACCGATGTGGATTTCGGGCGTTTATCCAGTCAGATAGACGCCATATCAGGAAAACTTACAACCCTTGGCGGGTCTCTCACTCTTGCAGCCGCACCATTTGAAGCGTATGGGGCTATAGCAGTCAAAGCGTTTTCAGACTTTGAATCAGGTATAGCAAAGATAGGAACCCTTCTTCCTGATGCAACGCAGTCAGAGATGGATGCAATAGGGGAACAGTTGAAAGGGTTCTCCACTGAATTCGGGTCTGATATCTCTTCTGCCATTCAGGCATATTACGATGCTCTTTCTGCCGGTGTTTCTCAAAGCGATGTCCTACCCTTCATTGAAACTGCACAGAAGGCTGGTGCAGCCGGTATGTCTGATGTATCCGTCGCGGTTGATGCATTAACATCTGTCATCAATGCTTACCAGAAAGACGTTGGAGAGGCTGGAAAGATCTCTGATGTCATGTTTAAAACCGTCGAACTTGGTAAGATAGAGTTTGATGAACTGGCCGCGAATATCGGAAAGGTTGCACCATCAGCCGCAGCGTTCGGGGTTTCGTTTGAAGATGTAGGGGCAGCCATTTCTGCCATTACGGCACTTGGTGTCTCTCCATCAGAAACCATGACTTCTCTTAAGGCATTATTCAAAGACCTTGGAAAGTCAGGAACTGAACTGAACAAGATATTCACACAGTTATCCGGTCAGGGGTTTGCAGAGTTCATCGAAGGCGGCGGAACCCTGGTCGATGCGGTTGCATTACTGAAGAACTATTCCGATGAAACCGGAAAGTCGTTCTTTGACATGACCACCAACTTTGAATCCGCAAACGCTCTTGCGATGTTAGGTGGTCCGGCCTTTGAATCATATGCCGGGATGCTGGATAAGATAACTGATTCAGCAGGAGCGACAGATAAGGCGTTTGAGCGGGTTGAAGGGACAATGGCCTATTCCATGAACCAGCTGAAAGCACAACTGGGAAACATGGCAATAGAAGTCGGGGAAGCCCTTGCCCCGGCAGTCGCGAAATTCACGGACTGGTTAAAAGAGAACACTGATGAGATAACAGAGTTTGCCGTAACCGTCGCGGACAACGTTGTTCCGGTCCTTGAACGGTTATTGGATATGATTAAGGGGATAATGGATGCATTCAACAACCTATCCCCTGAAACGAAGGATACCCTGGCAGCACTTCTCGGAACCGGTATCGGTGCAGCCGCTATCGGTGGGCCAGCTCTTCTTGGTGCAGGACTCGCATTATCTCCCATATCTTCATTAGTATCCCTGCTTGCGGGTGTTGGTCCGGCAGCAACTATAGCAGCGACATCAATTCCAAAGGTCACAGCCGTAACAACTCCGTTAATTACTGAACTTTCAACCCTTGCAGCCGTGAACCCGGCATCAACCCTTGGTCAGTATGCAGCAGCAATCGGCCCGGAAATGGCAGGAGCCACAGCCGCCATAGATGCATTCGCAATATCCCTTGGAGGTCTTGCAGCAGCCGGAGCTGGTGTTGCCATAGGGGCGTGGGTGTACGATATCGGGAATTTCAGAGATGAGGTTTCAAAACTCCCGGGAGACATGGCTGAGATTGCAGAAGGGATTCTCACTGCATTATCCGGTGATTCATCCGGGTGGGGTGATGCAGGAAAGGGGGCTGCATCCCTCTTTGTTGATGGGTTCAATACAGGAATTGAACTGATAAAAGCATCTCCTGAAGTATTCGCGAACCTGTTTGCAGACGGTGCGGAAGCCGTGGGAATGTCTTTTACCGGACTTGTTGATGGGTTTTATCAGGCGTTCAAAGACCGTTCAGGCGAAACCATCTCCGTTGGAAAACCAGATGTATCATCCTATGAAAAGGCTGGAACAGAAGCAGGCCAAAGTTTCGTGGATGCGGTTAATTCCTTCTTTTCATCCAACCCGATAACCGCACCAGGGGTTAAAGCCGGTGAAAAGGTTGCAGAAGAGATTAACCGGATAAACCAGCAGGTCGTTATTGACCAGAACCGGCGGTTATCAGATACAAAAGCGTGGCGGAACTTTGAAGGGGCTTTAGCTGATGCTCTGATAGCATCGGGTAAGAAAGTCAGGACGTTCTTATCCCAGACGGAAGCGGATATGTGGAATGCTGCGAATGAGTGGCAGGAAGCATTCAAGAAGTCGGGAATGGGATTCGAGGACTGGTTAAACTCCCTGAACAGTTTTGACGCTCAGAAATTCCAGAAAGTGGCACAGGACTTCTCATCCACGTTTGGAATAGAGATTCAGAAAGTGTACGAGATGTTCGCCAACCAGGAGATAGTACCGGTAAAGTTTGACACATCCGGGTTTGGAAACGTCTATTACGAGTATCAGAACGGGGTATATCAGCCGATAATGAATAACCCCATAATGATTCAGGTTGATGAAGGGACTGCATCAGGGGCATTCGCATCACTTGTAGACCAGTGGGAACAGGTAAAAGCACAGATAGAAGGCAACCCTGCAAACCCGAAGATAAACGTTGAAGGTTCACGGGGGAACTTACAAAAGAACTGGGAAAACTCGAATGCAATAAACCCGGACAAATCAACCTGGCGGTATTCCAACGAAGAAGTTAAACTGAACCCGATAACAGGGAAATACGAGAAGGTCGTCAAACAGGCATCAGAAGCGGGAACCACCGAAGGAGCAAAACAGGGAGTCGCGCAGGGGCTTGCTGCGTGGCTTGCATCACATGGAAAACAGCAGTCAGATATTGATGCAATTCTGAAGTCACCCACACAGACCGCTGCGTATCAGAAACTGATGGATAAAGAACTCAATAAGGAATGGGGTTCGCAGAAAGAGTCATCGGGGTTATCAGTTGGAACAAAACAGGTTGAAGCAAATACCGAAGAGGTAAAGAGAAACACCAAAGGCCAGGAAGATTTGGCACAGTCGTTCAAGTCTCTGGATGAGGCCATTGCTTACATA